TATCCAACCCTTCGCAGAATTCAGCCTGAATTGATTAACAAGTGGGAAGAAAGTTTTAATCGAATTATTAAGGAATGGGTCTAATGGCTACTGGTAATCGCACATTAAAATTATCAATCCTTGCTGATGTTGATGATTTAAAAAAGAAATTAGGCGATGCTGATAAAGCTGTTGAAGATAACTCAAGCAAGATTTCAGAGTTTGGAAAGAAGGCTGCTGCTGCATTTGCCGTAGCTGCTGCTGCTGCCGTTGCCTATGGCACTAAATTAGCCATTGATGGGGTCAAGGCTGCAATAGAGGATGAGCAGGCACAGTTAAGGTTAGCTGCTGCATTAAGAACCGCCACAGGGGCTACTGAAGGCCAAATAGCAGCAACTGAGGACTTTATCCTTCAAACATCTTTAGCCACAGGTGTAGCCGATGATCAATTGCGTCCAGCCATGCAAAGATTGGCAGTATCTACAAAAGACACAGGCGAAGCCCAAAGATTATTAGCACTTGCTTTAGATATATCAAAAGGTCGTGGATTAGAACTTGAGCAAGTAGCAAATGCATTAGGTCGCGCTCAAGATGGTAATACTGCATCACTTGGTAGATTAGGACTTGGTTTATCAAAGACAGAATTAGCCACATTAAGTTTTACAGAAATTCAAACAAAGTTATCAGATCTTTATGGTGGAGCAGCCGCTGAAAATGCTGATACATTTCAAGGAAAAATTGATCGCTTAAAAGTAGGATTTGATGAAGCAAAGGAAAGTTTAGGCGTTGCATTATTGCCAGCAGTTGAGCAATTTATTACATTTTTAAACGACACAGGCATTCCAACACTTAATGCATTTATTGCAGGATTAACTGGTGAATCTGGGTTAAGTAATTCATTAACTTCAACTCAAAAAAATGCAGAATCATTTGGTAAAGCCATTGGTGTTGTATCTGGCATTATTCAAGGATTTATTACATTTATTAGAGAAGCCATTGGGTTAGTGGTATCGCTTGCAAATGAATTATTAAGAGTAGTTAATTTAATACCAGGAGTTAATGTAGGCGCATTACCAAATCCTGCCCCATCAGCAGGTAAAAAATTACCAACTGTTCCACAAGGTGGTTCAAATTTTAGTTATGGATCAGGCAATCCACTTTATTTGACTGTTAATGCTATTGATGGCGAAGGTGCTGCTAGAGCTGTTGCATCTACCTTAAATGCTCAATCAGCTAGAAGTGTTTCTGCCTTAAGGGATAGATAATGGCTGAATTTACACCAGACTGGAAATTAACTGTCGGTGGAGTTGATTATACTGACATAGCAATCGCCGATGTTCAGCATCAAGCAGGTCGCACAGATATCTACCAACAACCCCTTCCATCTTACATTCAAATTACTTTAGTTGCCTTAAATGGTCAAACATTACCTTTTGATATAAATGACAGTTTAGATTTACAAGTCAAAAATAGTTCAGCAACATATATAAGCCTATTTGGTGGAGATATTACTGATGTAACTGTCGAAGTAAGAAATGCTGGTGCAGCTGCTCAAGTAATTCAATACACATTATTGGCGATGGGTTCACTTGCTAAATTGACTAAAGAAATATGGAATGACAACATTTCTCAAGATGAGGACGGCGATCAGATCAATACAATTTTGTCTAGTGTGTTATCTGGAACTTGGAATGATGTTCCATCAGCTACTCAATGGCAAACTTATGAAGCAACAACTCAATGGCAAGATGCAGAAAATCAAGGTTTAGGAGATATTGATACTCCCGGCTTATACACAATGACTGCTCAATCTAATGTTGTTGATACGATTTACAATGTTGTTTCTGATATTGCCAATTCTGCCTTTGGTTATATTTATGAAGCCCCAAATGGCGACATTGGCTATGCAGATGCAGACCATAGGCAAAATTACCTTGCCATAAATGGTTATGTTGATCTTGATGCTAGACATGCTTTAGGTGCTGGCTTATCTACAATTATGCGATCAGCTGATATTAGAAATGACATTTTTATCAATTTTGGTAATAACTACAATTCCCAAGTAACTGCTAGTGATGCCAACTCAATTGCTGAATATGGCTACAAAGCCGAAACTATCAATTCACGAGTTCAAGGTTCAGGCGATGCTCAAATTATTGCTGATAGGTATATTGCCCAAAGAGCTTATCCATATCCCGCATTTCAATCTATTACCTTTCCGATCACTAATCCAGAAATCGACAATACCGATAGAGATGCTTTACTTGGCGTATTTATGGGAATGCCAGTAAACATTCAAAATTTGCCAAATCAAATATCTAGTGGGCAATTTGAGGGATATGTTGAAGGTTGGTCATGGAGTACGAGATTTAATGAACTATTTTTAACTATCAACCTTTCACCAACTGCCTTTAGCCAAGAGGCCATGAGGTGGAATAATGTTCCGGCTGCTGAGGCGTGGAACACGATAGACCCTACTTTGCAATGGCAATACGCTACAATAGTAGCCTGATTAGAGAGAGAGAGTAATGGCTAATCCAACTACCAACTATTCGTTTGCGATGCCTACGAACACAGATTTGGTAAAAGATCTACCAGCAGATTTTGATATTTTTGGTCAGGCTGTTGATGATCGCATTAAAGCATTAAATCCTGAAACAACTGCTGGAGATATTGCATATCGTGCTTCAACAGCAAATGCTAAAACAAGATTAGCAATTGGAACAGCAGGTCAAGTTTTAACTGTAAATTCTGGTGCAACCGCTCCTGAATGGGCTACTCCAGCAGGTGGCTTAACTTTACTAAATACTGGTGGAACAACTTTAACTGGCGCATCCGTTACAGTTTCATCTATTCCTGCTACATATAAAGATTTATTAATAGTCGCAGTTAATTTTAAGCCAGCAACAGATAATGCAACTTTGGCGATGTATATTAACGGAGATTCAGCAGCTACTAAATATGTCAGAGTAGGTAGCAGCCTTTATTCATCAAATCAATCTTTTGGCGATGGTAATGTTAATTTATGTATGGAACAAGATAATACTGCAACAAGCACAGCTAAAGCATCAGTAATAATTAGAGGTTATACAGAAGCAACTTGGAAAACTTTCCTTTGCGAAAGCATTAGCAATAATGCTACAACTGCCACAAATGCAAACATCAGATTATTCTTTGGCGCAACAAACATTACTGCTGCAATTTCGTCATTAACATTTTTAGCAGATAGCGGCAACATGACTTCCGGCACTGTTTATGTATATGGGGTGAAATAATGGCTACAACAAAACCACAAGTTAAAATCTTTGATTGTGCTACTCAAGAGGAAATTGTTAGAGATGCAACTGCTGATGAGATTGCTCAAATTAAAATTATTGAGGAAAGAGCAATTGCAGCTAAAGCCGAAGCAGAAGCAAAATCTGCTCAAAGACAAGCAATTGCAGATCGTCTTGGCTTAACTCTTGATGAACTTAAATTGTTACTTGGCTAATGAAGCCTTGGTTATCTAAAGCAGCTCAAACGCTACGCGACCAAATAAATGAAACATGGATGGATCGCGATAAGCGCAGCGATGGGTGGATTGGTGATTCTAAACATGCATTACGAACAACCAAGTCGGATCACAACCCACGACCAGACACAGCCGAAGTTTGTGCGCTCGATATTGACGCTGGCCTTTCTAACGAGCAAGGGATTGCTCATGCTTTGGCAGATCAGCTTCGACTCACAGCAAAAAAAGATAAGCGTATATCTTACATAATTTTTAGCAGGAAAATATGCTCAAGAAAATCATTATGGCGTTGGGTTGCGTATAAAGGCATAAACCCACATGATAAACATATCCATATTTCATTCAAGCCAAATCAAACTGGCGAGAAGTTCGAAATCCCACTACTGAAAGGCAACTAATGAAACTAACCAAAAAACACAAAGCAGCAATTAAGTCATATTTAAGAGCTGTTGCAGCTAGTGGAATAACAGTTGCTTTAGCAATAGTGGCTGACATTCATCCAGCTTATGCAACCTTGCTTGGTGCAGTTG